GTATTCAACAAGTCAGCAACTGCTGAAGCGTTTGATACCTACGCTGCCAAGATCAAGATCGCGCAGATGGAGGAAGAGATCCGGCATATGTTTACGCTGGGTGAACTCTGGTGGCTTGGAAAAGATGGGTATAACGAATTCCTGATGATGCGTCGGTCGATCAAGGAAAAGCGCGAGAAGATGGTTTATGAGCAGATCCGTAGACGAAAAAAGCTGCTGCGGATGGTTTCTGACTACGCATTTCTGGTGTTTATTCTGTTCTTTGGAGGTCTGATTCTTTACCACATCATAATGTTTGCGATTGAGCAGTCATGACCACAGAAGAGATTGAGGTTCGTGTTTGGGCTGTTATCGCGCTGAGTCTCGTGGGTATTCTAGTTTTGTCCGTCATTTCAATCATCGGTGGCGTTTTGTTTGTCGAACACGACATGGAGCGCATCAGCCCGATTGACACTCAGTTGATCGCTATCCTGAAGGACATCATGCTACTGGCGATTGGCGCTGTAGGCGGGATTGTTGGGCGTAAAGGCGCCTATGCCGCAGCCAACATGATCAAAAAGGAAGATGATGCTAGCTCTAGGCCCACTGCTTGAAGTCGGATCAAAGATCCTAGACAAAGTTTTGCCTGACCCGGAGGCAAAAGCCAAAGCTCAAGCCGAGCTTGCCAAGTTACACCAGGACGGTGAATTGGCAAAGATGGCTAATGAGACAAAGCTGTTTGAGGTAGAGCAAAACAACCTCACAGAACGGCTGAAGGCTGACATGGGTAGCGATAGCTGGCTGTCCAAAAACATTCGGCCAATGACTCTTATCTTTATCCTTGCTGGCTACTTTACTTTTGCAATGATGTCTGCATTCGGAAAAGACACGAATGAATCCTATGTGCAACTGTTGGGGCAATGGGGGATGTTAATTATGTCGTTTTACTTTGGCGGCAGGACATTGGAAAAAATCATTGATATGCGGAACAAGAAATGAAGTTCGATATTTGCTTTCACCACGTTATCAAGCACGAAGGCGGTTACGTTGACCACCCATCTGACCCAGGTGGAATTACTAACTTGGGAGTCACTAAAGCAGCGTGGGAAGAGTACCTAGGCAAACAAGTATCAGCGGATGATATGCGAGCACTTACACCGGAGGGTGTCAAGGGTTTCTATAAAACGAAATATTGGGATGTTATAAAAGGTGACGAACTACCTCCTGGTGTTGATTATGCTGTTTTTGATTACGCCGTAAATAGTGGGCCAGCCAGGGCTGCTAGAACGCTTCAGGAATGCGTAGGAGCGACGAAAGACGGTTCCATTGGTCCAAAGACTATCGCGCTGGTAAAGGAGCGTGATGCGGCTAAATTGGTTCAGGATGTATGTGATGCAAGGCTAGTATTTTTGCAACAACTGAGACACTTTGAGACGTTTGGACGAGGCTGGGCGCGTAGGGTTGCTGAGGTGTCTCGCAACGCGGTCGAAATGACAAAGTGATTCCATTCAAAACTGCTCGAATAAACGGTCGAAACTGGTCAATTACTGTCCTAGATAAGATCGATCACTCGGAAGAGTGCATCGGTCTGTGTGACCATGAAACCAGAAAAATAATGCTAGAGAGCGGGAGCAAAGGAAAGCTCCAAGACTCTTTGTTTCATGAGATGGTCCATGCGGCCTGCCCGTCACTGACGGAGGAACAGGTCATGGAAGTTGAGAGAGGAGTCTTCGCTGTCCTCGCGGACAATCCCAAAATACGAAGGTGGTTATTTTCAAATGAAGCTAGTTGAAGACGATCAATTCTGGGCGGCTTATGCTATAGATCCCAGACCTACAGCAATGGCTAAAAGACTCGGCGTAACGGTCAGATCAGTACAGGGTAGGTTGAGGCGAAAGGGTGTTGAGGCTCTACCGCACCACTCAGAAAACCTGGATCTTGCGGTTGCAAAGATGGGAGTCAGTGGAAGGGTCGAGATTGAGTGTCAGAACAGCAAAATCCTTGTTTTTTCTGACGCGCACTTTTGGCCTGGATACGTCTCTACTGCGTTCAAAGCATTGCTGAAGGTAATCAAGATCGAAAAACCATCGTTCATCGTCTGCAATGGTGATGCGTTCGATGGTGCTCAGATCAGTAGGTTCGGAAGACAGATGTGGGGCAAAACGCCGACTGTCATGGAAGAACTAAAAGCAGTCAAGGAGCGTCTTGAAGATATAGAAAAGATTGCCAAAGGCGCAAAGTTGCTGTGGCCTTTGGGAAATCACGACGCGCGGTTTGAGACTGCTCTGTCCAACAAAGTCTCTGAATTTGAAGGCGTAGACGGATTCCACCTTAAGGATCACTGCCCCCTTTGGACTCCATGCTGGTCTGTGTTTGTCAACCAAGATGTCGTCATCAAGCACCGGATTCGTGGTGGTATACACGCAACCCGAAACAATACGCTGAATGCTGGTCGGTCAACCGTGACCGGACACCTGCACCAGTTAAAAGTGACTCCGTTTTCAGACTACAACGGTGTCAGATACGGGGTTGACACTGGAACGCTTGCAGACCCGTATGGGCCTCAGTTTGCCTATATGGAGGATTCACCGGTGGACTGGCGATCTGGGTTTGTCAGTCTGTCGTTTAAGGACGGAAAGATGTTGTACCCCCAGATCGCGCAGGTGCGATCCGAGGGTGAGGTTGAGTACAAGGGTGAAATCATCACGGTTTAGCGTTATCCGTGATGAGTCTTTCGATGTACCACTGAGCCTTTTTCAGATCTTCCACTCCGTTCTTTTGCTTCCAGCGCCACAGGTACTTGATAGCGTTTGCGGTGCAAACAGCGTCTAATCCCTGTAGATCATGCGTGGCCGCAGCCAAGGCGTCTATACACTCGACAGACCCCTGTTTGTAGTGGGATGGATTGACCGGATCAGAATGGGAGGTCATCGTCTTCACCGGGGTTACGAGCCTTTTTCGGCTCATCCTGTCGTGGCTCCATCAGGCTAGCCCATCCGTCCCAACCTACAGGGATAGACTCGATCTTCAGAGACATCCTGCCGTTTTTGGTTTGAATCACAGACCCGATCTTGATCCACTTGGTTTTTTCTGATCCGTCTTTGGCTGTGTACTTCTCACCTGCTGCGGTCACTTCGTATAGGACTGGCACTTGTCAAACTCCTTCTGAACATCGTTGAGAAAATTGATCACACCCTCTTCCAGCTTGTCGATTTCTTCCTGCTTAGGCTCAAACCTGACCACAAACAATTGCAGGTGTTCTGGCATCCTGTCATCGAACGACACAAAATCGCACCATTTCCGCTTTGTGCAGGCTAGTTGAGCCAGCATCTGTCGCTTGTACCGTGCCGGCACTTTGCCGTACAAAATATAGTCAACGTGGGTAGTGCTATTTGGAACCTTTATTTCGACGAGCCCTTCATCTCCGACGAGTGCGTCTGGACTGGCTCCGAACCACTTTATATCTGGATGGGTATAGAAGCCTGCCTTGTCTACGAATCCGTGTTTGGTCTCGTAAGCCATTCGTGCGACAGGCTCCAGGTCTGTTCCGCGTTGCATTGCTGCGGATGAGAATGATTCCTGCTGCTGGCCTGTCAACCGTTCTGTCACCAGTTGAATGAGATAGTTCCGTCTTGCTGCTGTCTCTGGGCCTGCTAAAACATCATTCATACGTGATGCTGTAGCAAAGCCCAGACGGGCGGCAAACCACTCGTCTGAGCGTTGTTCCATATCAATCTCCCCAAATTAAAGGCAATGCCTTTGTTTTTCCGATGGATATCAAATATCTAATGCTTGCCAAGTCATATATCGCTGTTGAAAAGTCAACCGGATCTAAAACACAAGCAGGAAAAGTCAATTCATCTTTTTCTGCTTCGTTGACGCTTTGAACAATTTGCTCCTCAGACATACCTAAATTTAGAAGCCATTGAATTGTTCTTGAAGCGTTATCAATTTGCGATTGAAGAATCCAGTTTGGTGTTTTTTTGTATAGCATTACCAAAACAGAGTTGACCGCTTGCTCTTGATTGTCTATGTAATTTGCCATCCTTTTAATTATTTCCTGGTCTATTGCGTCATCCATCACGCAATCTCCAGCAACTCACCCTTGCGTTTGTCTTTTGCTGCGTCGATAGCCTTCAGAGCCTCAGCATCGCCTTGGAACGACTTGAACGCCTTGGCATAGATAACCTTCAGGTCTTCCATCGATCCAGCCTCTGAGAGCGTTTTACAGGCTCCTGCGGCATCCAGCGGTTTCATGGGCTTCTTGCTTGCAGCGTTACCGTCGTCATCCTCTGGTGCGATGCCGGTCACTGCCATAAGGCTATAGCGACGGGCGTAACTCAAAGATGAGCCGTAGCCTTGTGCGTCTTGCTTGCTTGCAGGGACGTGCAGCTTGCCTCCTGACAGTGTTTCGCCTGACTCATGGATAAGCATAGTTTCGACGATGACTCCGTTGTCGCACTCATGCGTTAGCTGAGTAAGAAAGATCCCGTTCTTGTTCAGACCGTCAATGACGGCCTCTACAACGGCGGCGAGGTCAGCGTACTTAGACCGGAAGTGTGGGTTGACGCTGGTCTTCAATGCTGGCCCGAATGCTTGCTGCGCTTTGACGAGCGCGGATGCGATGTGCTTCATTGTCTGTTCTCTCCGAAATAGGTTTCCACCCGAATTTGCGCCATGTTTGCGTTACGTCTGTGGCGGCGCTTGGTACCCAGACAAAGCTGGGGTCACAGATCATAGTGCCATCGCTGCGACCAGGATGACGAAGAACATCGTTGCGGCAATGCTGAACAGCGTTCCCTCAATGATCTTCTCTTTCATCTCCTGCTCTTCTTTGTAGCGTTGCACCTCAGCTTCCCAGCGGTTCTCGTCGTTCTCTCTCATTTGTCGCTCCTCAAGAAAAATTGAATGTTGGACTGGATGGTAAGGATATCTTTGAAGTAATCGATGCCAGCTTCTTTTAAGTAATCTCTACTTAGATGGCAATGTTCTATGTCGTACCTTGCCATCTTCTCAAGCATCTCGTACATCTGTTCTAAGGTCTGAATCAGCATTTGCTTCCCCGTGTTGTGTTGCAATGGTTGTCATTATGCCTACGTTTTTGTGTTGTGTGTAGAAATATTTTTTTATAGGTTTTGTTGTTGTATTAGCAAAAAACTATAGGCTCTGTTTGCAACGTATCAACCCATAGTGTACCATCCGGGCAGGAGGTGTCAACATGGACAGTCAAACAGCATTGCGGGTGGCAGCAGCGTATCTGGGCGGGACTAGCAGGCTAGCGGCTCATTTGGAGTTGAGTCGGCAGGCGATCTACAAGTGGCGTGACTTTGGAATCCCTCTCAAGCGAGCACTGGAGATTGAGCGTCTGACAGAGGGTCGAGTGAAGGCATCTGATCTGTGTCCTGGAGTTTTTAATGGTCAGTCTGACGGCAAAAAGCAAAGCGCATCTGAGTGATCTCGGGTATCTAGTTGCGACGGTAGAGCACTACAACGCTTTCACGAAGAGGAAGCACGACCTGTTTGGCTGTATCGATCTACTGGCAATTGGAAACAATGAAACGGTTGCTGTACAGGTTACTAGCAAGTCCAACCTGTCAGCCAGGAAACACAAAGTTGAGGATGCGGAAGCGTATCCTGAGATGTTGAGGTCTGGCTGGAGGGTTGTCTTGCATGGTTGGTACAAGGAAGGCAATCGCTGGCATATGAAAGAGGTGGAGCTGTGATCATTCCGCTCGTCAACGACAGTGCCAGGAAACAGGCTTTAGAGGCTATTAGAGACGCTAAACCCGGGTGGGTGGTGTCCATCTCCAAACCCAACAGAACAACGGCTCAAAACTCGCTCTATTGGGCCGTCCTGCATGAAATCGCAAATCAGATCAAACCAGGGTCAGAGTACAGTGCGGAGACTTGGCATGCGTACTTCAAGGCTTTGTTCTTGAATGGCCGAGTGATTGAGCTTCCCAATGGCAAGGTTGTTGAGCAGGAGCCGACTACAACGGGGATGACAACTGCTGCCTTCTCGGACTACGTGGAAAGGGTGATTGCATGGGCGACGGAGAAGGGCTTGACCTGGACGGACGACTTGCGTGCTATGCGTGCGGAAAGAGACACGATTCAGCGATTGCCAAGCATCTACCAGACGGAACCGTAGTCGGATTGCAAAGTAATGCGTTTGCATTGTATTGCGAAGCGCAGTACGTCCTGTCCAAAAGAAGCAAAGAAAAGCGGCGTGAGTATTTAGAGCGGGTAGAAAAATCACGCGGGATCTCAGGGAAAGAGGCACTTCAACGCGAAATCATGAGGTGGCACAATGTACAGAAACAAGGCACTGCTTCGGGCAGTCGCTAGCCTACCGTGTCAACTGTGCGGGAAGGAAGGCGAGACACAAGCAGCTCATGCTAATTGGACGGAGTACGGAAAAGGCATGGGGATGAAGGCGCACGATGTTTACTCAGCGGCATTGTGTGTACATTGTCACGCCAACATCGACCAAGGTTCCAAATTGTCTTACGAAGAACGTAAAAGTCTGTGGGAAGCTGCGTGGCGCAAGACCATGCTAGTGCTGTTCGAGGATGGACTGGTGGTGACTAAATGAGAGCATGTATTCAGTGGGCTACACCAGATATTGACCAGCAGATCCTATACATCGCTCGGGTCAGCAATCCCAAGGATCAAGCGTCTGGCAAGACTGGCCTTCTGCGTTACCTGATGGAACACGGCCATGTATCGCCGTTTGAAATGGCTAACGTCTGTATGCAGATCGATACCACTCGGGATATTGGCAGGCAAATTCTGCGGCACAGATCGTTTTCGTTCCAGGAATTTAGCCAGCGATATGCCAGTGTCCACTACCTGCAGAGTGGAAGTGTCACTAGAGAAGCACGATTGCAGGATGTTAAAAACCGCCAAAACAGTCTTCCAACTGCTGATCAGGAGCTGGAACGCTGGTGGTCTGCTGTACAGGCTGGGATTGCTCGGCAGTGTGATCAAGCGTACTCCGAGGCATTGTCCAGGGGTATTGCCAAGGAACAGGCCAGGGCAATACTTCCAGAGGGCCTGACAACGTCTCGTCTATACATGAATGGGACTATGCGCTCCTGGATTCACTACCTTCAACAGAGGTTAGATCCAACCACACAGAAGGAACACAGGGAGCTGGCAGGAGAGATCTTGGCGCAGTTGCGTACTGTTGCGCCGATCACTATGGATGCGTTTTTTCCAGACAACAGCTTGAGTTGCGCTTGATTTTGTAAACCTTTACAATGCTTTTGTTGGTGTGGAAGCCGACTGAGAGCCATCTTTCAAGACTCCGACCCCGTTAGGGGTAGTCCTAGCCGCAAACTAGGATTCTTCCACCGGGGTCTTGGCAGATGGCTTTTTTTCGCCCCACTCCAGCCGTTCCCCTCACGATAGAAAGAGCCTGCATGGGCTGCGAGGGACAAAACACCGGCCAATCCTCACCCTGATTGCGAGCCGTCTAGCCTGTCTGCGAGGGACTAGAGAAGACGCCTGGAACAGCGGTGGTAGACCATCCAGGAATTGAAGAATCGCAGCCCCAAGGGTACTCTGGCTACAGCACAGGATGCTGCAAGCGGGAGAGGTAGAGCCAGTGCTTCGCAAGAATGCTCCGCTCCACCCTGGGGGAGTTATGTCTCAAGAGATCAGAAATAAAAGAAAACTATAGAAACAGACAAACCTATTAAAAAATATTTCCACACAAGACACAAAAACAGGTTTAGAGTTCGCAAACGCTAAAGGAGAACGCATGAAACCTGTCGATGTACCTCAAGATTGCTGGGACGACTTCCTGGCACACAGAAAGGCAAAACGGGCGATAGTAACGCAGCGCGTTATCAACTCAATCAGGGAGGAAGCCAAGATTGCAGGTTGGACTCTGGAGCAGGCACTAGACCACATGGTGCTGATGGGATGGCGAGGGTTTAAGGCTGACTGGGTGGAGAAGAAACAGGTCAAGCAAGACCTCTGGAGCCACCTTACAGGCAAGAACGTGATTGACATGGAAGAAGCCAAATGCAGAGCTATTGCGAACGTCTAATCGACCGCTTTGGGCTTCTGTGGGGCAAGCAGAAAGTGCTGTCCAACTTTGGCAAAACCCCAGAGGAGATCGACCAAGCAAAGGCAGCATGGGAAGCACAGCTTAGGTCTGTTCCGACTGACACAATTAGGATGGTTCTGGATCATCTACAGAGAGATCCCCCAGACTGGCCTCCGAGTCTTGCCCAATGGATTCAGTTGTGCAAACAGTTCCGTGTCGCGGAACACCAAGCAGCAGCGTTGCCTCCTCCGAAGGAGATCACACCAGAAGGAAAGGCAATCATCCAAGGTGCGGTAGAGCAGATCAGGACTCCTGGGTTTGACTTCATGCACTGGGCTAGGTATCCGAAATCAGCTCAGGCAGTGCTGGAGATTGCTAGGGGTGCCAGGACGGAAAGCAGACTGGCGGACATACTTGCCGACCACATTGCAAACGGAGGTGTCAATTGTCAACCGGAAGCAAAGAAACAGTTGCTTGTAATCGCGGAGAGGAAGAGTCTGGAGTCATCATCGGCCTGATCTACTTGTGTGGATTTTGCGATGACTACCATATAAAAAAACTGGAGGAACAGTATGAGTCTGTGTTCGGAGTGCGGGAGTTGGAAGTCAAAAACCTTGGAGACAAGGAAAGACACTAGGTACGGTTGGAAGTGGCGCAGACGATTGTGCGAATGCGGACACGAATGGGCAACGTACGAAATGCCAGCCGATACCGTTCAGGTGGATGGCGAGGCTAACCAAGACGGGAGATTGGAGCGATGAACATACATACTTGCAACTACACCTGCCAAAGGCCAGAGTGCGTCATTAGGCAGCGGGATGAGCTTGTGGAAACCGTTGAGCTAATGCGGAAGCAGAAGGCAGAAAAAACTTGGTTTGAACTGACAGATTTTGATTTGCGTGGACTAACGCATTCGTGGGATCGGCACAATGTCGATCTCAAGATGTTTGCTAGGTTTGTTGAATCTGTAGTTCGGAGGAAGAACACATGAGTATTCAAGCGTTAAAACATGCGCTGGAAAATATAAAAAATTTCAGACCGATTGGGAATGATGCAACAGAGTACAGTCTAACGGTTGAACATATTGCTCGAATTGCACTTGAACGGGCTGAGCAGGCAGAGAAGACTGTGGAATGTATGTGCGGCATCTGCAAGCTCGGCAAGCGCGAGTGGGTCGGGCTGACGGAAGAGGAGGTTTACGATCTTGCTGACGAGCATTTGTATAACGGTGGAAAAAACTACGGCATCCTAAGTTTTTATCAAGCTATCGAAGCAAGGCTAAAGGATAAGAACCAATGACCATCGACGCAACACTGGATGATATTTCAACTCATAAGATTCCAGAGCAAGCGTTGATCGCTGCTGTCATCGCTCTGGCTGTCAGGGATTCAGTCAAGCCACCTCTGACGGATGGTAAGAATCTTAGGATGATGTGGGATGCGACAACTGCTCACGACTTCCTGTGGACAGAATCGCTAGATTCTTACCTGCATTGGCTGGACATTGACCCGTTTTTTTTTCGGACGAATCTCATAAAAATTATGGAGGACGACACAGCAAACACCATCGGAGAGTTAACCTCAACACAACGGAGAGCATTTCGTGTCAACAGAAAACTCTGGAATGAACAATATCAACGATTGGGTAGAAGGGTGGCTGACCCTGAATCGGATGAATGGGGACTTGTGGAAGGCTTTTCTGGAGAAAGATGCGACGAAATCATCGGAAATAATTTTAAGTATATTGACGGAAGGAAGATTGCTGTTAAATCGGATCAAGCTAATCCAGGAAAGTGATCATGCAAAAAATGTCTTTCGATGAACTACACATCCGGGTAATCCAATGGAGTAGAGATCGGCAGATCATCCCAAACTCAACAGCAACCGCTCAATTCCTGAAAGCTGTATCGGAAATGGGTGAGCTGGCTGATGCTCTGGCAAAGAAAGATGTAGCGTTGACTGCTGATGCGGTTGGGGATGTCATGGTTTGTCTGATCAACTTCTGCGCTCTGGCAGGGCTTGATCCTGTGGAGTGTCTCGAAGGTGCGTATCACCAGATCAAGGATCGTAAGGGGTTTCTCATGCCTAACGGCGTTTTTGTGAAGGATGTAGCGTGAAAACAATGCAGAAAGTCTGGACTTATCGGGGAATCATGTACGTGCCACATTTCTCACGACCTGGAGTCTGGGTTAGCCCAGGGTATCCAAGGAAGCAGCAGGTTGAGTTTGATGCTGCTCGGCTGAGGAAACTTGGTGCAGTAGAGTCGAATTATTACCTGTTTGCAAAACCAAACTGATCAGGGATAATTGGGGGGTTCTCCTCCCCCCCCGTTATCCCCCTATCGCTGGGGGATTTTTTTATGGTTCCAAAGCTGATCCATATTGTCTGGGTGGGCGACAAGCCCCAACCACAGGAGATCGAATCATGGTCACGCATGAATCCGGACTACGAAATTCAGGTATGGGGCAACGACAGTCTCAAGCGCGGATGGCGACTGGCAGAACATATGGCGCACTTCTGGGAACGGGAACTCTGCGGAGTTGCGGACTGCATGAGGTGGGAGATTCTGTACGAGTTCGGTGGGATTGCAATGGATGCGGATTCCGAGTGCGTTCGTCCTCTGGAGGATTGGTTATTGGAGCCGGATGCCTTTGCTTGCTGGGAAAATGAGATCGCTAGACCGGGACTCATCGCCAACGGAATCGTTGGAACAATACCACAGCATCCACTCATCGGGCAGATCATTCAAGACTTAGTAAATGACGCGCCGCACAATAGAATGGCATGGCAGTTCTCAGGCCCGGCACGGTTAACAGAAACCATACACAAGCACAAGTATCATGATCTTACGGTTTATCCGTCGCACTATTTCCTTCCAGATCACTTTAGTGGCGCAAGCTATCAGGGCAAGGGTCCGATCTTTGCGCGACAAGGGTGGAGTAGCACAAGGGGAAGCAAGTGAATTTTTTGGTCACGTCGGCAGTAAACCAAGACGAAAGGAGGCTGCGGGAGCTTCTAAACACGTTTGAGAGCGTTTGGAAGCAGTATCCGCTGGCAACCATTCACTTGTCGGAAACGTCGCGCATACGGCCTTCTGATGCGTTTCTGAGCCATATACCAAAAAGAGTCGAGGTGGCTGGATTTTGGGGCGCAGAGTGGATTGATCGGGCGCACGCGACAAACTTGCCGATTGGGTTTGTCCAAAATGCGATAGAGATCGAGTGCTTACAGAGGATGATGGATCAGCAGTATTGGTACGACCGGACGTACAAGCTATCAGGAAGATATCAACTGACAGATGACTTCAGCCCAGAGTCTCACGACCCAGAAAAGTTTACGTTCAGGTATCCGCTAAGAACTGGGTTTTCGATGGATCAGGTTGGGACCGAGGGTATGTTGATGACTCGGTTGTTTGGGTTTCCAACAGGAAAGGCGCAGTATCTAAAGTCTGTGCTTGAGAAAATTGGAAACGAGCATTGGCAGCGATGGTTATCTGGTAAAGTCTTCGATATAGAGCACGGATTGTTTAAGCATTTGGACCATGAAAATTGCCAATTTGTTGAAAGAATTGGTGTAATTGGTAGAATTGGACACTCAGAGCACATTGTTGAGGACTGATATGCCTATCACCAGCAAGCAGCAAGCTCGTCTCATGTATGCGGCAGCAGGTAGCAAGAAGGTCGCAAAAGAGACGGGTGTTCCGCAGAAGGTAGCCAAAGAGATGATCGAGGCTACGCCCAAGAAGGCATACAGCCGGATGCCAGCCAAGAAAAAGGCGAAGATGTGAAATCTAAACCTATCTGGGACAAGGCACGACCGAAGTCTCTTGGCAAACCGGACAAATTGAGTCCGGCAGAGAAGAAGTCTGCAAAAGCGATGGCTAAGTCCAGCGGTAGACCATATCCTAATTTGGTTGACAATATGAGAGCGGCAAGGAAGAAATGATGGAATGTCCTATCGCTACGCAAGACTCAAAGGTCAACGACCGGAACAAGGCTGAGGCTGAGAGCAAAGCTCAGTACGCAGAGGCGGGTGACGAAGAGTATTCTTGCGGAAACTGTTCCAGGTTCATTCAGACGCCGGAAATGATCGATTGCATGGTTTCTGGTATGCCAGAAGATATGCAGGAGATTGTGGACGACGATGACATTGGTTATTGCGCGCGCTGGGACTTTCGTTGCTCCGAGGACTATGTTTGTGACCGCTGGTTGGCTGGTGGTCCGGTCAAAGGCATGACTGAGGGTCACAAGATTATGCTGAAGATGGCTAAACTTTTGGAAGAGGATGATTGAGATGGGTACGACCAATCAACCGAATTACAAAAAGAAGCCCAAACCGGCTAAGAACAACGCTCCAAAGTTGCCGAAGAAATGATTAAGCGCGGCAAGGAGGCGTTCGCTGGGTACAACAAGCCCAAGCGTACTCCTGGGCATCCAACCAAGTCTCACGCTGTGCTGGCTAAATCTGGGGATGAGGTAAAGCTCATCAGGTTCGGTCAACAAGGTGTGTCAGGAAGTCCGAAGCGAGAAGGTGAGTCGGACGCTGACAGAAAGCGCAGGGAATCATTCAAGGCCCGTCATGCCCAGAATATCGACAAGGGCAAGATGAGTGCTGCTTACTGGGCAAACAAAGTTAAGTGGTAGCAGACTACAGCCCGTTCTGGCACTGCGTAATAGATGACTTCTTCGCACTGCCATACGAAATCGCAGCAGAGTTCCCAGATCCAAGCGATCCTTGCTGGATCAAGTACGACAATCCGCTAGAGATCAAGCAAACGTGCAACGACTGGCACAAGTTTGGTCCTAACCTCTACAAGACATTTAATCATCTACTTAGCCCAGAGTTCACTGCATTCCTGGAACGGTTAGTAGATTGCGAACTAACACCGGACATCGGTTTACATGGTGGTGGATTGCATCAGCATGGCCCAGGAGGGAAGTTGAATGTTCACCTCGATTACAACATCCACCCGAAGTTACATTTACAACGCCGTCTTAACCTTATCGTTTACCTTACTCCAGATTGGGAGCCGAGGTGGGGTGGTGGGCTGGGTCTGTACAAAGACAGCAGAACTATTGCTAAAACCATTGAGCCGGTCTTCAACAGAGCGGTGATATTCGATACCCGTGGAAGTTGGCATGGGCTACCTGATCCGATAAAATGTCCACCTGGGGTAACACGAAATAGTATTGCGGTTTACTATTTGTGCGAACCAGGACTAACTGACAACAGGACGAGGGCACTGTTCGCTCCGACTGAAAGTCAGGAGAAAGACAAAAGCGTTATAGAGCTTATAAACAAAAGATGTAAGTGATTACTGACTAACCGAAAGGAGTCAGAATGGAATCTAAAATAGAACAAAAGAAGTTGACCCGCGCTGGGATGGGTAGGCCGAAAGGCAGTCCAAACAAAGTTACCTCAAGCATGAAGCAGGCTATTGCTGAGGCGTTCGAGCAATTGGGTGGTACTAACAGAATGGTGCAGTGGGCGCAGGAAGATCCAAAGCATCTCACAGAGTTCTACAAGCTGGCTGCTAGGCTTATTCCTGTTGAGACTCAGGTCACAGGACAGAACGGTGGTCCAATCCAAACAGTGCTAGAGGTCGTTGGAATTGCGAACGAGAGTCGAGATTCCAAGTAAGCTCTTACCTCTCTTCCAGCCTAAGCGATACAAGATACTTCACGGCGGCAGGGGATCGGGTAAAAGTTGGTCCATTGCCAGAGCGCTTGTGGCGTTAGGCGCTACAAAGCCAATCAGGGTACTGTGTGCCAGAGAGACGCAAAAAAGCATCCAAGAGTCCGTACATAGGTTGCTGAAGGATCAGATCGAGTTGCTGAGCCTTGGTGAGTTCTACGAGGTTCAAGAGACAAAGATCCTCGGCAGGAACGGCACAGAGTTCACTTTTGCAGGCATCCGTCAACAAGGTGTTGCAAATCTAAAATCTTACGAGGGAACGGACATCTGTTGGGTGGAAGAGGCCAGCGTCGTGAGTAAAAGGTCTTGGGATATTCTCATTCCGACCATCCGTAAGCCAGGGTCAGAGATATGGGTCAGTTTCAACCCTGAGCTAGACACAGACGAGACATTCACTCGGTTTGTCACTCACCCACCTGCTGAGAGTTGGGTATGCGAGATCAACTGGTCTGATAACCCATGGTTCCCGGAAGAGCTAGACAAAGAGCGCAGAGACTGGCTAGACAGAGATCCGACTGGGTATCTGACAACTTGGGAAGGTCGGTGTCGTCCTGCTGTCGAGGGTGCGATATACGCTAACGAGATGGAAGCGGTACAGAGAGAAGGCAGGATTCGGGCTGTACCTGTTGATCCGCTTCTGAAGGTTCATACCGTATGGGACTTGGGCTGGAACGACTCCATGTCAATCATCTGTGTGCAGAAGGTTGCATCAGAGATCAG